GTCTTTATGGTCTTTCCAATCCCCTGGACTTCCTTCTGCGTCCGGTCCGCCGTCTTCTGCAGGTTCTTCAGTCCAGACTGGACGGCCTTGTTGCCCTGCTCCTTGATCTTGACGTCGATGTTGAAAACTACCATGGCTATCTGATCTTGGTCTTGCCGCTGTTCCGCATCGCCTCACGTTCGGCGGCTGCTCGTTGGATCTGGGCTTTGTTCTGTTCGTTCCTCATGTAGGCGTCGTCCATCCGGTAGATTACCGTCTCGAAGACTTCCTGCATGCGCTCGTTGAGTCCCTTCCGGATGCCGTATTCTGCGACGGTCCAATCCGGGATGGGCCCAACAGCGCCCTGAGTGATGAGTCGGTTTGTCGAGAGCCTGTGGAATGCGGTGAGGTAGAAGCCATCACCGAGACCACGCTCCGGCTCCGCGAGATACCAGTCCGGGCCTTCGCGGCCCGTCGATGCCTTGTATTGGCCCGAGAGGATGTATTCGCCCTCGACTGCGAGTCTCAGCTCCCAGAGAAGCCGGGGAACTATTTTCCCGCCAGCTCGTCCGCATCGGGCGGAACCTCATCGTCGGCGTAGAACTCGCTCTCGTCGTCGGCGACCTCGCGGACGCGGTCGAAGAGCAGCGGTGCTTCCTTGATCAGGGCGAGCAGGAGTTCGAGGACGTTCTCCTCGGTCAGCTCCACCTCGTTGCCGTCGCCGTCGTGGATGAGACCGCCCACCACGATGTGCTTCGAGAAGAGCTTGGCCTGGATCCGGCGGTCCTTGCGGATGTCGTCTACGGTGACGACGTCCTGGCCCTTCTTGCGGGACGCCTTGCCGCCGATGGCGAGCAGGGCGTTGAAGTAGGGCTTGTTGACCGAGCTGGACGGACGGAGTTCGAGGTAGTTGTTGTCGCCTACCTCGGGCAGGAGGACCTGAGCGGTCCGGTCGGAGATGTTGAACTTCTTGAGTTGGGTGAACTTCATGGTGGTGCGGCCCTCCAGGGCTAGGTTCTATCTTCGGGAACGTCTGCGAACATGGACACTCCGATGCTCACGTCTGGGATGGTGCCGGTCGGGTCGTTGAAGGCCAGACCGGAGATGTTGACGAGGACACTCGCGTCGACCGGGAACTCTCGGGCGCCGTCGCCGAAGGTCATGGCCGGGATGTCGATGGCGACGGCCCCATCGCCGTTCTTCATGATCACCGCGAAGGTGACGGTCGTGTTGTTCTTGATCGCGTTCGTGATCTCCTTGTTCGTGAAGAGCATCTGGCCCTCCAGGTTGACCTCGAAGAGGCCGGAGTTCATGAACGATGCGCCCAGCGTGCCCAGGCAGTTCTCCGGGGAGACGTTGTTCTTGAGGCTCAGGGTGAGGCTCTTGAAGCAGACGTCGGAGACTGCGGAGACCACGTCGGTCGTGATGGAGGCGAGGCCACTCGCCGTGTTGATCGCTTCCGTGCGGAGCGGGCTGACGGCGACACTCGGGCCGGTCGCGCGGCTCGCGGTGATGTCGTCCGTGACGGTGCCGATGAAGCCCCAGGTCGCGGTCGCCTTCTCGTTCAGCGGCAGGTTCAGGACCAGCTCGTTGCAGAGGTTGCCGACGGCGTATTCGTAGGCGTCCGTGCCCACGCCTTCGAGGTCGCTGTAGAGGCCCTCGAAGCTGTAGCTGCGCTCGACGAACTCGCTGTCGTCCGACGCGGCGGTCGTCGCCACGTTGCGGCAGAAGCGGCCGAACAGGACGTCGACGAGCGTCGCGTTCGAAGCGTCGGTCGTGTCCAGGTTGACGTCGAGCTTGTCCAGGTTCAGGGTCGCGCCAGAGATCGAGGTGATCCGAGCGTAGCCGTAGACGTCTCCGCCGGAGCCGTCGTCGAACATGTTCTGCCGGGCACCCGCGCCATCGTCCGAGCCGATGTGGATGTATTGGCCGACGAACAGGCCGAGCGTGGACCAGTCGGTGATGTCCGCAGCGGACACCAGGGTCGCGGTCGAGCCCGAGATCGTGAGGGCGAGGTCGGCGATCGCGCAGCGGACGCCTGCCACCTGGAGGCTCGCGTTGGTCGACGGGGTCTCCGTCACCAGCGTGCTGTCGGTCGTCAGGGTCGTGTCGGTCGGAGCCGGGTCCACCGTGATCTGGTGGAGGCCGTTGTTCGCGCTGTTCGTGTAACCCTTGCCGTAGACGAGCGGCCACGGGCCGAGCGCCGTGAACTGGAGCTTGCCACCCAGGAGTGTCGACACGCTCTGCACGGTCCAGGTCGTCGAGGAGGCTACCGGCGGAGGGACGAGCCCACCGGTCGACTTGAGGTCGAACTCCTTGTTCGCCCACTCGGCGAAGATGAAGCCCTCGGCGAAGTCGGTGAACGCGTCCATCGTGAGGTCACCCTCATACTCGACGCTCGACTCGCTGTTGACGACGGTGCCCTTCTTGCGGCCCCGCTCCGGGGAGATGGGACGCCGCTCGACGGTAGTGATCGCCGCGCCGAACGCGGACGGGTTGTTGGGCTCCAGGACGCGCCACCCCGTGGTGGGCTTGGTGCCCAGGGAGGCTTCGATTCCGTAGCGGAGTCCGAAAGTGTTTGTGCTGCTTCTTGCCATGGTGTTGGTCTCCTAACGGGTCTCAGTATACTCGAACCCGGTTTCGACTACAACCATGAAATAGCCGTCCACTTGCCCGATCTCTCGGATGTTGGACGCCAGTAGGTTGATCGTCGTGCCGGTAAGGTGCTTCCCTTCCAGTAGGGTGCGGGCCTCTTGAGCGATGGTGTCTGCCGGGGCGGTCCCGCCAGTGTCTTGTGGGATGAAGATCTGGACGAACAGTGCCCCGACCCTCTGAAATTTGCGGGAGCCGACCCCGCCCTGGGAATACTGGCCGGTGTCGAAGTGACGGACCGACGCGCGGACCCACGGCAGACCCGTGGGCGGCTCGAACTGCTCGTTCTCCAGCGTGACCTGGGCATCCAGGAGGATCGTGTTGGTCACGTATTCGGTGAGCATCGCGTCCTTGGCCTGGGATAGGGTCGTCGAGGTCATCAGAAGATCTCCGTTCGTAGGGTCTTCCGGAACTCGCGGACCGTGCGGTTGACGGCCTTCTGCACGAAGCCGGGTCCAGCCTGACTGCTGTTGCCGTCGTTCAGCTCCACGATGTAGGGGACGGAGTTGTTCACGCCGAGCTGCTTGTCGTGCTTGAAGGTAGTGGCGACCAGGGCCACGCCAGCTTCCTGATCGGCGCGCGACGCGTTGTTCGCGCCGTGGACGGCGTTCGTTGGGCGGGAGCCCGCTGGGGATGCGGACGGGACACCGATGTATGGGATCCAGTTTGCACTGGCCCAACCGGTGTCGATCGGGGTGCCGCCCTCGGACGGAGCGGACGAGAGGATAGCCACTAGGTCTAGCGCTAGCTTCTTCATCACGTCGTTGATGAACCTGTCCAGCTCATCGACGACCACCTGGACAGAGTTCCTCGCCATGATGATCAGACCAGCGTTGCCAGCTTGGCCTCCAGTGCTTTCTTGCCGTGGACCTTGGTTCCGTCCTTGAACAGGAACCATGCGCCACCGCGGTCTTCGTAGAGAGGGGCCTCGGCCTCGTCGCGCTCGTGGACCTGCAGAGGGGTCATCGGAACCCCCTTGTCGTAGTCCCAGTTCTTCAGGGCGATGCGGTCGGCCTTCCACCAGATGCTCATCCGGTGGCGGTCCTGCGCGAGGTAGTCGGGAACGTCGTCGCCCACCGAGCAGCGGCCCTCTTCGAGCTGCATGCTGCTGGTGAAGATGAACGGACCGTTCGGGTCGAAGACCTGCTTCCAGTGCTTGATGACTTTGTCGTGTGCCATGAGGTGGTGCTCCGTTAGGACTAGGCTACGCCAGCGCCGAATGCCACGTGGACCCACGCGGAGCCATCGTAGACGAAGTCCGCCCACTCGCTGACGGCGATGCCGACCAGGGTGTCCGGGGTGACGTCGAACGCGCCGGTCGCGCCAGAGTCGCGCGCCACGCGCACGGTCTGGCCTGCGAAGGCGTTGGTCGGCAGGGTGATCGCGCGGGCCCCCGTGATGGCGCCAGTGATCAGGATGGTTGAACCGTCGCCGAGGTTGGCCGGGGCGACGTATGCGGCGTCAGCCGTCATCTCGACGATCTGGCGCTGGTAGGGGACGGAAGGCCGTCGTGCGTGGAGGTAGCCCATGGTGAATCTCTTCTCTGGTTTGGGTGTGTGGGGGTCCGGCCAGCCGCTATGGCTGCTTTGGGCTTACGCCTTGGACATGTCGTGTCCGGACCATGAATGTGGTGGGCGGCTACCGGCCGCCCTTTCGGTGTCAGGACTAGCTG